AGTGAAGGTCTCCTGCCCCCGCATCGCATACTGCGGTAATTGCGTACTTCTTGCACCACTGAGGAATCGCTGCGCGAGACAAAATGGTCTTGGAGCGAAGCGACCCATTGCCGCACGGAGTTTCCGGAAGGCCCGCCCTCCATCCTTTCGACATCCGTTCGTGCATGTCGGCGTCAGAGAGCATTGATATCTACCTGCGGAAAGCACTTCAGTGCGGAATTCGGTCCAGTGCAGTTCACGATCTCGACTAACCCTTGCTTAGCTACCGAGTCGTACAACTCCAACAGCTCCACATGCACGCCGCGTTTCACTTGAACGCTAGGCCAGTGCTGTAAGGCCGAAGGATATTCGCCGAAGTAATGCCTTGGCTTGGAACCAACCTGTTGGTTCCTGCCGTCATAGTCCGGCGCATACGCAAGGTCATATCCAAGCAGAACAATTCTCTCCGCGCCCATTAGGTACGCGAGATTGACCATCGAGTAGCCGCCACCGTGACCGTGATGGATCACAGCAGGATCGTCACTCAACCCTCTGGCGTTCTTCTCAGCGATCCAGTTGAGCCCGTAGCGTCCCGCCGCTTCCAGACTCACCGTCCATTTCGAGGCTGGATATTCATCCAGAGCCTTGGACCAGTAGTGATCCCAGAACGCGGTGTTCGTACCCCAGAGAACCGCTAGATCCGGGACGATCTCCCAGGTTCTGTTACACCCGAAAAGTGTGAAGCCCTTTCGCCTGGCAGTTTCAATCTGCGCAAGAGACAGGCTCGGCCCTGTCCCGACACACACTATCGTTCCACTGTAGCGCTTCACTCAGCTCCATCGTCGGGAACCTTTTCAGGTTGCTCCCCGGCGTTGCATTCACGATTTCTACATCTGTCTCTACGGCTCGATAGGCTCTCGCCATATCGCCGTACTGATGCGCGAACGGCTGGCGCAGGTTCTCGGGATGGTTCCCGAAGAAATGCGCCTTGTCCTGATATCCATAGTCGAACCCGACTAGGACGATCTTCGGCGCACCCATCAGAAGCGCCAGATTCACCGCCTGAAACCCACTGTGCTCCGGGTCTCCATAGTGGATGCAGCCCGGATCACTCGAAAAACCTTTGCCATGTCTGGCATTGACAAAGTTTAGGTCGTACAAATGCGCGACCAGCGACTTGTCATCGCATACCTGCGTACTCACACTGTGTGATGTCCACCGCTCACCAGCGAAAGACTTCACTCCGTCGTGTGTACGCCACCACGCGAAATCTGCGGCATACAGCGCATCCGCCCACGGCATGAGCTTGTATGCATCGTTGACCACAATTACGCGCCACGGGGCTTTCCACCGTGCCGCTCGAACCGCATCCGCGACTTTCGGGGTTAGTGACGGTCCACTAGCCGCGACAACGCACGGAGTATTCCAGGCCTTTATTCTCTGGAGCTTGACCACGTAGTTTGTTCTCCGGAGCCGGACCTTTCCTGCGACCAAAGAGAGGAGGCCCCTTTCGGAGCCTCCTTTTTGCTTTAGCCACTCATCAATCCGCGTTGCGGACGAACTTGATGGCGTCGTTGTTGGCGGGGATACCGCCCCAGCGGCGGCTAACCCAGAACTTGGTCGTGCCAACGGTCGTGATGTTGTCCGTCACGATCTCCAGCGGACCGCGATTGACCAGCTCGTACCCACGCGCCCAGTTACCGAACGCGGCGCAGAAGCCGTCAACGGTGTTGCCGTTGGCCAGATCCTCCCACGTGAACACCGGGTAACCGAACAGAATGTCCGGCTGACCAGCCTGCACCGATGGCTGCCAGAGGTACTGATTGGTGGTGTCCTTCAGACGACGCACGTAGCCCTGGGTGAAAGTGTTCATGGCGAACTTCGATCCAGCCCGATATCCAGGAGCCAAGTTCGCAATCGCGGCCTGCAGGATGTCGAGAGTGATGCGGTTCGGAGAGCTGGTGTCGATGCCATTGTGCGACACGAACTGGTACGCCGCCGCAGCGCGCATCGGAGATGCGTAGTCCGCAGTTGTCACTGGAGTCGTGTTTGTCATGCCCGTGCACTGGCCAGAGCCGTTGCCAGAGTAGATAGACGTTGCCAGCTTCACCGCATGCGACTCTGCCACGTCGTTAACGAGCCATGCCGTCACGTCGAACATCAGATCCTGCAGGGATTCCTTGGACGCGTACAGGTACGCATACAGCTCTCCCTGAGTCGGCTTGATGTCACGAGTGTTTGGCGCATTTCCCTGCGACCGCGAGCCAAGTTCCGACGCCCATGCGCCCGACTGGCCGGAGATCGTGACTACCTTGTGGTAGTCCGAGGTTCCCACAGTCTTCACGCCGATGGCCTCCACGACACCGGAGGTCTTCAGGATCAGGCGTTCCACCTGATCGGAGATAACCTTGGGGACCGCATTTCCGCCCAGCAATGCAGTACCGGCAGTGACGGTATCTACCTTCATTTCCAGAGCTTTGCGCTGAAGTGCGTTGCGATCTGCAATCGCCTTCTGATCGGAAAAGCCCGACCGCACCCACTTTACGAAGAGCTGTTCGTCTTCGTTGACCAGCTTGACCATGATGTCGCCCTTGGGACGATCAGCCAGGGCCTCCAGCAGGTCGATGCGGGTTTCCTTCAGTTCGTTCTGACGAATCAGATCGTTCTGTGTCTTCATCAGGGAGACAATGTTGGCTTCCTGCGCGTCGCACTTTTCCTGCAACTCGCGGTACTTGACATCATTGCCCTTTTTCAGCTCTTCGATGGACTTGTCATTGTCCTTGCGCATGTCCACGATGCTCTTCTGCACAGCATCAAATGCATCGGTAACGGGGTTACCCATGTTTATCTACTCCTAGAAACGAAAAAACCCGCACTAGGCGGGTTCGGGTGGATTGTTTTGGCGTCTATCTCAGCCGTCTGAGAAGGCGTTCGCCGGTAATCAGCTCATCAAGAGCAGCCAGCGCCTTGAGCGCTTCCTGCGTTTCGTCATCCAGCGTCACACCGGATGGCTTTGACTGCGCGAGCGTCGCACCCGCCTCGTCTTCTTTCTCATCTTCGAGCGTCGCACCCGAAGGATCGAAAATCATGGATACCAGCTTCCGCGATATCTGCTTGCTGCAGCCCATCTTACGAAAGCTGGTCTCAAATTCTCTTGCCGTTGGAACATAGGCGCCTTCGGCGGAAAGCCTGGTCTTCACATGCGCAATTTGCGCCAGGGGATTCATGGGCAGACTCACGACAGAGACTTCCCACAAGTCGGCTTCCTTGATCAGGCGGTTTCCTTCCTTGTCGAAGTCCTGATCCTGCGTCACGTATCCAATGGACAACCCGCGTACGGCGTCCATCTTCAGAAGCGTGTGAATCTCATTGCCAAGATCCGTAGGAGCCAGCACACCCTTGACCGCAAGTCCGTCTTCGTCCTCAGACATCGACAGCCATTTGCCAGGAACCCGCGAAGGGTCATGCATCCAGAACATCTGCGGCAGAGAGCCTTCCTTGCGATGCTGCGCAAGCGAGCGCTTGAATGCACCCGGCAGAACGATGTCCCCACCTAGATCCACGTTTCCGAAGATTGACCCGTGCCCGTCGAACTCGCGATCCGACAGGGACTTGATCTCAAGGGATACGGTTAGCGTTGGCTTCATTACCTTGACCTTGTGGATTTGGTACAGGCTCACCAGCCACGACCATGTTTGCCGGACGGATGTACTCGTCTCCGCCGTCGTCTGCAGATATCGGGTTGCGACCCTCGATCTCGCGCCATTCGTTCGGGGAAAGAGCGCCATTCTGGCGCTGGATCTGCAAGCCTTCCTGGCGGCTCTTGAAATCAGCCCGCAGGATCGAATCCAGATTCGCCCGGATAATGATCCCGTTATTCACGTCATCATCCGTCAGTAGGTCGCGCTCCATAGAAGCCTCGAAGGCCTGCGCATACGGCATGATCACGTTCAACGTGAAATCTCCGTCCTGCTGCTCGACGTTATTGAACGTCGCCCGCTCCAGGTCTCCGACCAGATGCGGAGGTACACCCCAGGCACCAGCAATTACCGTTCGCTGGTACTTGCGGGTCTCCAGCATCTGGGCTTTGTCGTTCTCGACTTTGATCGGGTCTCCCGTCTCGATGCCTTTCGGCAAGAGCATTGCCCGGTGACGACGATTCCCCGAGAACAGATCCTGAAATGACTGGATAAACTCTTTCTCTTTCTCCAAATCCTTGAACGGCTGCATGCCGCTCATGTACTTGAAGACCATCAGCGGAATCGCGCCATTACTGAAGAAGCTCGCGCCGAACTTCTCGGCGGCGATCTCCAGCGCAATCGACTGCGCTACATCCTGAACTGGAGAATCGCCCTTGATTCCATCCCTCGCGGGACCGCGAACATGGTGAATCTTCGAGGAAGGGTAAACTTCCATGTTCTGGCCGGCGTTCCATTCGAACGTGGCGCGCCATGTACTAGGGTCAAGCTTCGGCGTCACATACCGAGGGGTTAGCGGAATCAGCTCCCGAATCGGCCCGGTAGAACCGCGTGACTTGTAAGCGTAATACCTGCCGTATCGAGCAATCCAGCTCCCTGCGTCCTGCCAGTAGTCCACCCGACTTTGGAACGAGTTCGGGTATGCCAGGAGCTTTGCTACCGGATGATTCGGCAGTTTCTCCTTGGCAGCTAACCCGTTCTTCGTCGTCTTCTGGTAGACATGGAATGGAGTAACCGCAAAGCGCCTGGAGATCGCCGTCACGATGGCGTGAACGGTCGGAGACTCCATGCAGTTCTCAGGGTTAACGGCTTCATACGTGCCAGTCTGAGCCGCGATAATGCGCATCAGCGCATCACCGAAAATATTGGCCTTAGCTTCCCCGACGTTCTCCTTGACGACGCGGGTCAGCTCGAAACCCAGAAGTTTCATAGGGCGACCAGGCGACCTTCTGCGTATCCGTGCTGCTCCTTGAGCATCAACGCCAGCGCCATGATGATCGCTACTACTCCGTCGATCTTGTTCTCCGGCTTCTGCTTGCGCGGATAGATGTTGTCCTTCTGGTCTCTGTGAGCCACCACGTTTGACACCATCCACGTTAGAACTGGGTTGCCGTCATGCTTGAGCCGTCCGGATAAAACCCGCGCCTCAAGCTCCTTCATTGGCTCGGACAACGATAGGACCGTCTGCCGAACCTCCGTCATCGGAAAGCCCTCGCCCATCATTCGGGTGGCATGCTGGGTTGCCTGATGCGGGTCGTATCCGACCCCGGCAACCTCGAACCTCCGCGAGTCCTCGCGAAGCGATTCCTCGATCACATCAAAATCGGTGATGTTTCCAGGGGTCGTCTTCAGGTAGCCGGACTCAACCCAGCCCTCATAGCTGGCATTGCTCGATGTCTTCACCGCAGAATCTGGCAGGAAGAAACTGTCTTTGTCGGTGACGACGTAGAGTATGTCGCCCACCTCGAATACCCGGACTTTGGCCGCGATGTCGATCTTGGAGGCCAAATCCTCGCCGACGAAAACCCGGCTTCCCTCAAACTGAGCCAGTGTCAGCGAGGGGTCAGCACAGGCATTCCACGCCGCCATGTCCATCCAAGGACTATCGGCCTGCGTCCAGACATCAAGTCCCTTTCGCAGGAACTCAGACAGAGCACCAGGAGTAGCCTTTGCCTTACGAGCCTTTCTCTGGAAGTCCAGCGGGTTAACCGACACCCCATAGTTCGGGTTCGCCTTCTTCCAAAGGCGCTCGTTAAACCAGTCCTTGGACTCCAGATCCTCTTTGTCGATGGTGTAGATGATCCCGAAAGCTTGAGGATCATCTTGCACACGATCCAGAATCTTGATCACATAGTCGCGAGTCTCGAAGCACACCCCGGAGGTATCAGACCCCGCAGTGGTGATCTCCCACATGAGCGGCTGTGACCGGGCACCCGTGGCCGAGTCCATCACGTCATGCACCACACGCGTCCTGTGGGCGTGCAATTCGTCAATCGCCGCGAAGTGCGGGTTCAGACCGTCCAACCCATGCTCATCGGACGACAGGGCCTGGAAGAATCCTGCCCCACCATCGGAAAGAATGCTTCGGGCTCGAACCTCGATACCAAATTGCCTGCAGATCTGTTTCTGCCGCAACGCCATGAACCTTGCCACCGTCCACACCGCCAGAGCCTGTTCGCGCTTCGTGGCGAGCGAGTAACACTCCGCTCCGGCCTCGTTATCCGCCGACAGCATGTACAACCCGACTCCAGCGGTCAGGGCCGACTTGCCGTTCTTCCTGGGAACCTCTATGTAGACGGATCGAAACCTGCGGTTCCCGTGTTCATCCACCCACCCGAAAACTGTGGTCAGGATGAATAGCTGCCAGGGCTCTAATTGCAGGTTCCCGGTCTTCCACCGGCCACGGATATGCGGAAGCTGCTCGATGAACGCGCAAATGTCCTCAGCGCGGTCAATGTCGAACCGGAACGGGAACTCGCCCCGCTCCTCCGAATCCAGTTCCTCTAGCTGGCGTTGGCAGGCGCGGCGGACGTACCGGCAGGCGTCGATGGCTCCATCGACGACATCTTGCGCATACTGGAGCGCAGCCCGGCAATACTCACCACGTTGCCTTCCGACTTCGGTTCGCACGATTCTTCCGGTTCGTCTTCAGCACCTTCCGGTGCCTTCATCTTCAATCCGGCACTGAACGTCAGTCCGAACTCGCCCAAGAACAGCCGCAGCTCTTTGAGCTTTCCCGCGCTCAGTTCACGAGGGTGCTCCTTCCACTCCGCATACAGCTCGCAGAACACAGCCAACCCAAGTCCATGAGCCTTGGCCAGCAGTCCAGTACGCTTCAGATCAGGAACAAGCCCATTCCAGACGATTACAGCGCCCTCTGAGAGGGTTTCGGGCGCAGGCGGACAACCCTTGGGCAAGCGCATCGGAGCGCGTGAGCGGGCCGGAGTGAACGTCCCTTGGGCCTTCTTGGATTGGTCGGAGGTCGGTCTCACAAAACCCTACATGGTCGGTGCGTGTAAAAAAG